TCGCAATCGCTCCGTTCCTCCGGTGGAGAATCCCAGATTATCTGCTCCGATTCGATATAATCCGGTATTCGTATCATTCGTAAAAGTAAGTGAAGGAGCGGAGACAGTCCCATTAGGAAGCTCGAATGATTGAGCGCCGGAAGTTTTGCTTACAACGATTTCTTCACCTCCACCTCCAAAAAGCATAAGTGGCTTTGGTTGCTCTTTTTTTGTCTCTTTTATTTCTTCTTTCGGCCCCCAGATACCGCCCCAAAAACTTGCGGATACTGGAATTGCTATAGAAAGAAAGAGAAATGCAAAAATGTATTTTTTCATATGTTATTCATTACCGGTCTGACAACGACCTTGACCCACGATTAAACTAACACCGCCATAGCCAAGAACTTTTCCAACAGAAGCATCAGTAGTTGAAGCACCAGCAGTTCCCGCATAAAGACGAATCCATGTACCATCTTGACTTCTCAACTCAATACATCCGCCCTTTCCAGATGTAGTAGTTTCTGCTGAAATCGTAGCAGTTCCTACGGCACCACCAATCGCAACATCACCCTTGATGCCAAATTCAAGATATGGCGTAGTAGTACCAAGCCCGAGCAATCCTGCTATCGTAGAAGTACCCGTGCCGACAACTTCGAGAAGATTCCCAATAGTAACTGATTCCGTCGATGTTGCTTTATTGAATGTTATTTTATTGAATGTGGGAGAACTTCCAACTTCTGTCGGCTGGTTAAAATCTGCACCAAAAGGCAATCGTTTATTCCAAAGAACTATCGCAATAAGTACCAGAAGTGCGCCAAATATAAATTTTAATTTCATGGTTAATCTACACGTTCCCGAAGCACTAAGCGGTAATGCACCGCTCCGTTTGCGCCGGAAACACTGCTGCTAATTCTCATATATTTTGATGTAATCGGATTGATGACTACATTTTTTCCAACTGGAATATCATCATTTGCGGAATTTGCCGCCCATGAATGAGTCGTAGTAGCGCTATGCCGCACTAGGTTCTCGTTTACCGTTGTTTTTGTGTCTTCCGCGTACCAAGTAGTCGTATCATCGGAAAATTCAAGACCCCAGTGCAAGGTAGTCGCACTGGTACTTGCGAATAGCCCGATATTCATTTCAACAATATCTGCGCGTTCTACATAACAAGAGAGCGTAGAAGACGCACTTGTTGTCGTAAGAAAACTCACTACCGCTGGATTTGTCGTAGTTGCGCCGGATGCCGCGCTTAAATCATTTGTTGATGTTTCACATTTCCCGATAGATTGAAACCGCCCCAATGACGACTGCTGTTTTTGCATCGCACTAAGTATGCCGCCGATACCAAACATAAACGCAATCGTAACGAAAATAATCAATAATGTTTTTTTCATATTTTAGCGTTAAGAATAACCTCCAATCGAGCGTTCTCTTTCGAGAACACCCGTAAGGAGGTTACTCAAGAATAAGTAATCGACCTTCTAAGTTAAACCCACGGTTCGTAGATGTTGCCGGTTCGCACCAACGAATATCGTTTCTTGCGGCATTGCTAGTAGGATCACAAAATGCACCTTTTGCACGCACATGCACTCTTACAAAATAATCCGGCGGAAGGTCTATCCAATCCGCAGGGGGTGTAGTAGTCGCCCCATCCGGAAAGCGTCCTATAGTAGTTGTTCCTCTATAATTTCCAGCAGAGATAATGTTCGTAAGAGAAAGCGTGGAAGTCGAAATTTGGTGATCATTGAGAATGAACTGATCTACTGTGCTTGTTGCCAAAGTAGAAAATGCCTGTTTCGTATAATCTGTCGCCGTAAATACAGTTGAAGACGACACATATACATCAACTGCCATCGTAGAAGAAGCATATACTGAAGCGCCGGAAGATGTTGCTACCGTACTCAACAAAAACTGGATGCGCTGTATTTTCCCTGAGCGGTTCTGATAATATGCCGTATACGCCCCATCGCCTACAAAGATTTTCTTGGCTTTTAAGCCGATTTCATCTAACACCAGGCCATCTTTGAATACACTTTGAAGCGTGTTGTATATGCCACCGGCATTTTCAGTAACTTCTTTTTTTACTTCTGTAATCGTGTTTTTAACTATCGTCTCGGTTTTTCCCCTAAATACTGCGGCTGTCGTGCCGCCAACGACTGCGGCAACGAGAACCACAAGAATGATAAGTTTTTTATTAGTCATGTGTTTTTATTTTTTCAGTGGGTGCATAATCCATTGGCTTTATCGGATTTCTTATGGCATGAAGCGCATAAGGCAATATAATCGTCAAGATTTCTTTGGTATTTATGGTCTTTATTAGACCAATGAATTTGATGCGAATTTCCCTTTTTACCACATTTGGAACAATTATCAGGTCTTTTCTTATGCTTATTTACCCAGATATGAATTGCTGAATAACCAGCTTTCCTCCCTTTCCAATTATGGTTTTCTTTGCCTATTCGTTTATTAAGATTATTTATCTCAATAAGTTTTCGGATTGTTTCTTTGTTGTGTGGCTTACCTTTATTCCACGTCTTATGTCCTTTTTTGAAAGCAGTTTTGGGAACATTCCCTAATCTACTTTCAGCGGCACACCCCAAAGAGCAATAAATTCGTTTCTTCCAACTTGCTTGGCTATTATATTTTGGTTTAGCAAATGATTTGCTGCACCTTTTACATTGTTTTGTTTTCATATAAAGCAATCATAGCATTATATGAAAAACAATACAAAGTACACACTGACTATTATCAATACTTATCACTTCTAACTTTAACATCGCACATCATTGCGTCTTGGTCATCAAATGACTTCAGTCCGTATAGATTGTAGATAAGCCAGTTATCTCCAATTTTATCCGGTACCGGCTTTCTGTCTGTCTTAACATCCAAAGACACTACAAGTTCCGGAGCGCCATTGATACCAAAAAACTGATGTTCTATTTGAACCGCCGCTGTCCATGTATCTGCCGAAGCAGTAAGTGTTTCAGAAACAGCCACCGCTCCTTTTCCTTCAAGCGTAATCGTAACCGCTGTTGAAGCATTGTTTGTTCCTGCAAGCGTATCAACAAGATCACGATTTGCTGCTGTAAGTTCCACATATACTGAATCACTATCAACAGCAGATGCCGCAGCGCTATTCGTATTTGAAAGAGCTTTTGCAAGGTTTGTCCTCGCTGCATCTGCGCTCGCTCCAATCAAAACGTTTCCTGCAGTTGTGCCGAGGGTTGTTTTGAATGTCCATGTTACACTGCTACTCCCCTGCGTTATTACCACTGTGTCTCCATCAATCGGCTGTGTTGCCAACGCAAGTGTAGCGGTGTAATAAAGCGAAGTTGCCTGAATAATGTCAAATCCCCAATAACGACCTACTTTTCCATTCGTGCCAACATCATCACCAAGATCAGAGTCCTTGCCCGCAAGTCGTTCACGAAGAACATTGATAATATCCGGCGAAAGTACGGCGACATATTGTCCTCGAAAACGACCCTTTGTCGCTTTTTCCAATTTCTTTGCCGCGATTGAGAATAATTTATCAATGTTTGAAGGTGTTACCTCCACGCCATTGTTATTCGTACCCGTAGAAGGGTTTACATCTAAATCATCCACATCGTTATCCGCATTTGCTATCTCACCAAGCACATCACCGTCCATCTTATTTGCGACTGATACGGCAAATTCTTTTCCTACGCTCGCCGCAACCCCTCTGTTTAAGGAGGACTGAAATTCATCCAAATCATCCATGTAAAACGGAATGATCGGCGTTTGGTTTACTGTAAGTGTTTCTTCCGTGAGAGTAACATCTCGAATCGTAACCGCAGTTCCTCTCGTATATGATCGAGGCGATAATTTAGTGAGGATAGAACGCGAGAGCGTATTCCCCTGTCTTAAATTACCGAGTCGATTCATTCGCGCAAAACTTTGAGAAACATTCACATTGTTAAAAACAATCTGAAGTGTTTTGTCCCAGAATTTTGCGAATACTGGACTAATCGTATTAGCCATATGTTACAAATTAAATCTTTTTTAGCGTCCCCTTCCGTATTAGTCCCTCCGAATACTCCATAAACTCTTTATCCGACATCTCATCAATATCCTTTTCAGTTAATTCTCCTTGACGAGTATGTCCTTCTGCTTTTCCGCGAGACCCTTCAGGGCCTTTCTTTCTTGGTTCGATAATGTTGTCTCGTTCAAGCATAAAGATGTGTTCTAAAGAATACGGAGCGTATGTTTCTGAAAACGCAAATTCGTGAAGTTTTACTTTCAAATCTGATGTTTCAGGATACTTTTTAGACAATGCCGCAAAGTGTTCCTCAAACTCCGACTCTGCTTCTTGTTTTAGTTTTTCTTGTTCATCGCGTTCTTTTTGCGCCTCGACTATCTTTTGAAAATCTGCTGGCGGCGAGAAACGCTTTTGAAGAAGTCCCACTAATCCTTGAATGGCTTTCGGATCGCTGCCGATAGATTCGGCATACTCCCGAATTTCATCATCAACATTTTGCGGAGGTTGTTTTGAAAGCTCTTCGATTTTCGCTTTCAGATCATTTCGTTCTTTATTTGAAAGTTCTAGCTCGGATGAAACTGAATTAAGTTTTGATTCAGCTTCTTTCAGTTTCCAAGCCGGAATATGCTCGACTGGGCGTTCCGACTTGGGGGGTAGGGGTTTTTCCGGCTTTTCCTTTTCTAGCTCTTCCTCCTTTTTTTCCGGTTGCTCACCCTTTTTTGCAAGTTCTTCTTCCTCGATGCTTTTTTCGATAAGATCTTTAAGATCAGGGTCTTTTACATCCTGACCCTCTTTGTATTCTGGGATAGTCATGTTCTTTTAAGAACAGTGGTAGAGATTATGTCTCATAGGCCGCCACACGCGCGTCCCTCGATTTTTTAATAGGGCCGAGTCCTATGTTCCCGAAGGAACAGTTGATAACGCCCAACACACAGGCAGATGGATTATTTTTCTAAACCGAGCACTTCATCATGTGCCGGAGTTCCTAAACGATAACCCGGGATTCGCGCTTTATCGTGTCCAAGCACCACATATCCCTTGTTTCTCGCAAGTTCATGCGCTTTATCAAGATAATCCTTTCCGTGTCGTTCTTCCGAATAGGTGCGAACATAATAATTTGCGACATCGTGCGGATTGCAGACATCAACTTTCGCATCAGGATCAAACTTTGGCGTATCATTGACTTCAATCTTTGCGTCTTCAGGCACTTCAAGTCCGCCTTCAGTCTTTTCACCGTCTGGTTCTTCGGCTAATTCTGGCTCAATGGCTAATTTAGCCATCTCTTTCGCCGCCTTCTTTGCCGCTTTCGCTTCCTCTTTTGCGATTCGCTCCGCTTCCTTTTCTTCTAATGATTTTCTTATTCCTTTTGGCATAATAAATTAAGTTATTTGTAATTACGACCTTTTTCTCGCTTTACTAAACGCGATTGCGCGAATCATCGCTTCTCGTTTTTTACCAGATACATTCGCTTTCTCAACCGTAGAAGGAATGTTCGTATGCACTTCTTTCATTGCCGCTTCCAATTTTCCTTTCGCCGGCATTTTTTTCATTAACTGCGCTCGTTTTGATGGTGAATGATGATGGTATGGCATGGTTATAGATTTTTTTCTATTTCGTGTTCTATGGAAGCAATCTTTTTTTGCGCTCCCACAAAACAATATAGAAATTCCTCAAATAATGACCTTTTATCCAATAATCTTTCCCGGACATCTTCTTTCAAAAGCCGCTCATTTTGAAGCCGATAGTTTATTCCTTCTATTTCATCAAACAATTTAGAACAGAAATCTTTAATAACCGGATTTTCTTGAAGATTGACCGCAATAATTGCTTTTCGATATTCGTTTCTCCATTCTCCGATTTGACTTTCAAAATCCGGTCTCGAATTATGAAACTTCTGTAAAAGCAGTTCTACTTTTCCTTCAAAATCTTTCATAGTGCTACGCCCGCCAATGCTTGCGGTGTTTGAATTTTAGGCGCATTGGGAACTCTTGGCTCGCCAGAGACGACCGGCTTCGGTATTGCGCCTATTTTTTGACCTCCTCCCATTTCCATAATCATATTGCTTGCTTTTCGATTCATGTTCTCCGCTGCGATAATCGCATGTGCCTGTGCGTATTGAATAAGCGCGTAAAATGTCTTCTCATCCACATCAGTATTTGTGGCAAAGTCCAGAATCTTTTGCATAAACGCATCCGTAGCGCCGCGATTTAATTTCGGTGTTTTGCCGTCAAGGATTTCTTCTATTGCTTGCGCGGCTTCACTCATAAGTTCTCTATCTCCGTATGTGTCTTTATCAAATGCTGATTTAATATCCTCATCTTCAAACTGTCCGGTTCGTAATATCTGCTCTACGACCCATGTAGGGTTCATCTGATTAAGAAGGATTGCGTTTCCCGCTACCGCCACGACCGCTTCTGCTCGTCTTTTTTGATTTAACTCATCTGCTTCTAACTCCGCGCGACCCCCTCTTACGTTTACTGCAAGCCCTATTTCAAGCTCTTTCTTCAGCAATTCATCCCATTCCGCGCCTTTCTCACCGATAACTTTAATAAGCCGTTTTTGAGACATGTGTTCTTTCAAACCCCATAAATATCGCAGCCCCAATCGCTTCCATGTCCTCACATATTGTTTATTTGTATATCCAAGACGATCCGCTACCTGCTGAATGTTTGAGACAAGAATACCGACTCGTTTTTCTTCACTCGCGCCTTGAACATCGGGAGTAACGCCGGATTGCCTTCCCCAATACGCATTCAAAAAGTCCATCAGACGAATCGTAATCATCGTGCTATCCGGTGTGGTGAACTGATACACCGCGTCAGATAGTGATTTTCCTTTTCTTGATGCCTGAACCGGCACTAGTTTGTCAGACCGATTCCATTCCAGCAATCGTGGATCAGTAATCAAATCCTCATCAAACGCTTTCATGTCCCAGTTTCGTTTTTCAAGATTGTCGAGCGATTGATTGAAAAGTATTCTTGTTGCTTCTGCAACTGGAATAATATCATCAACCGGAGCTTTGGTAAGAAATCTGTCTCGTTTGGGATGTGTAGAGAAAGAAACCCAGCACCATAAATTCGATTTAGTTATTTCTTCTTTCCAAAGACCTGCCCGAATCCAAATACCAGACCGATAATCAAATAAGACATAATATCGTTCCCCCCTATATTCAACGCCCATTTCACATAAACGAAATGCGCCATACGCATACTCCGGTTCTGAACCGAATGGATCGTATTTTTTGACCTTTCCAGCGTATTCTCCAGTACAATCTTGATAATCCTTTTCTGCACCTGCGGCGATAAGTAATTTCACTTGCTCTTGGTTATATACTTCGTTATCTTCAAGTTCCTCCTTCGTCCTTTCGATGTTGTCTTGGCCAAGAAGCCGATGATTTTCAAGTTTACTCCCCCCTTTTATGTCAAAGATAAAATCAAACAATGACACTGCCTCTATTTTGTCTTTGAATGTAGGGTCTGACTCCGTCCATTTTTTGTAAATCCCCATACCTTCAAAAATTGCATTTTTCTTTGCATGACCGTCTTCTTCCGCCCAGTCCGCTTCTTCGTCTTCAGAGTCCTCTATCCATGCGGCAGTTACTTTTTTTGCAAGTTTCAGAGTACCCTCTCGTTGTCTTTCAAAAATTAGGCTCGGCTTATCGTCAATTTTAGACAACAGCGTTTCTACGAATCCGGAGACAACCGGCACTGGAACATTGAATCTTCCGGCTAACGCAGGCCCGACCTGATTGTTATATTCATCCATTGCAATCTTGATCTGCTCAAGACGGGACTTCTTGTATTTTAAGCATGCCTCGTAGCCGGTAATTGCTTTTTTGACAACTTCTGCTATTTTGGAGTTTTTTTCTGGCATTACTTTTTAAGCTCCGGATATGCTTTTAATAATTGATTCATCGCCCTTGCGATAACCTCACAAGTGCGTTCTGGCCGTTCTTTATAGGTAAGACCCATCCAGTTGGATTTCTTCATGAGGACAGACACGATCTTTTTTTTATGCTGGATTACAAACACACCGAATTTTCGGTATCGTGCCTCGGGAAACTCTAATCCCCAAGTTTTTGCCATAGCCGCGTCTCTGAAATATAATAATCGCATATAAAAAAGTGGGCCTCAAAAGCCAACAAAAAGTCAGCTTCTAAGGCCCACCGTAGAGGTTAGGACTTACTCTGTATTAGCATATTCAGCGGCCGCCGATATATGCATCAGAGCGTCCACCGCAGGTTAGGGCAATGCTCTCACTTAATTATACCATATCTATTTTTGTTTGTACAATCTTATCTTTCTGTGGATAACTTGCCGATACTTCCCAGAATCGCACTTGATTATTGGCGATATGAACAGTAACCTTTCCACTTTGCATGTTATCCAGTTGCTCAAACAAATTCTGAAACTTGCGGAATTTCTTAAAGAGTTCTGCCTCTTGTTCAGTCAAATCAATGACTACCATAATTATGAAATCTATTACAACATAATAGAGGCGTTCTTATGGATTCTGGTGTTGAACGCGTCGCGCCGCATATTACGCATGTTTCTACTACCATGCATATTTCGCACTTTCTCCCCTCCATTTTTTTAATTTTATATTCTCTCGTTTCTTGCGTTTTTTCGTGTAAACAGTTTTTATACATCTATAAAATATCTCCCGATAATAGCTATTTTATTATTACAGAGAAGACAACGACATGACCAAATAGGTCTTTGCGAATTGTTTATAAAAGCCGAATCAATTACCCAGTCATGCCCTAAAAATAAATTATCGCTTATATCTTTCTCCACTTCTCGTAAAACTCTCATTTCGCTGGAACGAACAGCTCCATGAAAATCATCAGGAATAACTATTTTCTTCATCGGAACCTCGCACTCCAATAAAACAAAATTTTCCCATTTCAATTTTTGGCTTTCCCAATCCTTGCAACCGACGTGTAAACCATAAGAAAACAATGTTTTAGGCGAAGGATCATTTTCGCATTTCATTTCACCTATTTTGTATTCAAAGTAGTTTCCGCCGGAAAAATACAAATACTTTTCATTCTTTTTTTCAACTGCTTTATATAGAATTACGCACTCTCCTCTCGCTTCTGCAATACATCCATCAATAAGATATTCCCCAAATTCGGCGATGGTTCTAGGTATAACTTCTTTCATCTAATTTCTTGAATTCAATAAATAACTTCTCAAAATCCTCATTTTTTATTTGTTCTACTTCCATTATCCTTGATAGCGAGACACCTTCTCCGGCTCGCCTTGATTAAATCTTCTTTTTGGCTTTTCACTGCCGAATATGTCTTTATCCAATATCACACTCATTTCTCGATTTTGAACCGTACCTTGATATTTGGATATTGGCTGAGTGGGTAATTGAGTAAAAGGTTTTGGAAAGGATGACTCCGCGATTTGAAGTTGATATGCAGTAGCGTCTGCTACATCGTCGTTAGCCCCAAGAGGAAATACTAACAACTCATTTTCTAAATCTTTGGCCGATATGTGAAAAATGGAACCACTCGAATACCGAGGTATCAACCCTCTAATTCGTATCTCTTTTGCTATCTGATTATGTTTTAATTCTACTATCGGCAAGAATACATCTCGTTTCCTCTGTTCTTCTTCAAGAAATGGCTTTAATCCGTCAAGATATGCAGTTTTTTCAATTCCGATCTTTTCGTAATGCCTTTTCTCATAAAGAGTAAATAATAATCGTACGAGTTCTGCTGCATCAACCTTCATTCTCCATGCTTTTAGATGCCAGTAGTTTTCTTGATTGATTGCATTGTCGCAAAATCCAGTGTAATCGGCTGAACTCTGTTTTGAAATAGCAGTGTCTATGGTGAGAAAGTTCCGCGTATTCATTAGCGCAACCTTTTCTTCCTCTATCGGCCTAAACCACTCTTTTTTGAACTCTTGGTTGGCTGATGTGATTGGTTGTTGTTGATATAATGCAGACCAATCGTAAGGCCCTAGTGTATGCTTGATTTCTTCTAAAGCCTCGAGCGAAAACCTCTCCGGCCATAATGCTGTATCGTCTTTTACGGCCGGAAAAGACATGACTTTCACTCTTCCGGACAATTCCTTATTGGCTAGTATTCTCCCTGCCAAATCGTCAGTATGCCATCGAGTAAGGATGAGTACAATAACTCCATTCGGCTCTAAACGAGTGAAGGCGGTTGAGGTAAACCAAGACCATACTTTCTCACGATATACTTCGCTTTCGGCTTCTTCGCGGTTTTTAATTG